TTTTCCTTGTAACCAGTCATAATTTCTTCAAGCTTTTCATTTTGGTAATGGACATCTTCAATCTTCAAGGGGTCTGGTGGAATCAAGAGCCACTTGTACATATCCACAACATAGATGTCGAAGGTGCTGTCTTCCTTTTGAAGGCGCTTGGCGTGAGAGGCGGCTTCATCTCGAGTCGCAAAAGCACCACGGATCTTAATGCCAAACTTGTCATTCTTTTGTGGAGCTTCTGGTCCAACGACGGAAAGGCATGCGTAAAGTTGGCCTGGAACAGTAGTGTAATCTTGTTCGAGAGACATATTATGTACTATATACACTAGAAAACTTTAAGCCAGCTTAAAAGTTTAATAATAGATACATGTAATGAGAACGTTTTGGGATAAGCAACCAGTTCCACAAGATGGTCAGAATTATGAAGGTGGAAAAGAAATTGAAAAGGAACATGTTGTAGTGGAAACTCCTCACGAACTTCCCGAAGGATTTGTCTGGTGTGAACCAGAATTAAAAGAAGCACACACACTAATCAATGAATATTATGTTTGTGACGAAACATTCAGATTGAGTTATTCTTTTGACACTTTTAAATGGGCTGCTGAAGCACCTGGATACAAAAATATTGGTATTCGAGAAAATGATACAAATGATCTCATTGGATATATTTCAAGTGTTCCTAACAAAGTCCGGGTGTGTGATGACGTGTTAGACATGGTTCAAGTTAACTTTCTATGTGTTCATGAAAAATTTAGATCTATGGGGTTTGTACCACTTCTTATAAGTGAAATGAAACGAATTGCCAATACAAATGGTATTTGGCAAGCTTATGCCACCGCTGTCGCCGAATTACCGGGTTCTATAGTTAAATCTAGATATTGGCATCGATTTCTGAATGTAAAGAATCTTATGAAAACCGGTTTTTACAAAACTGATCGACCCAGAGAGAAATACTTTGAAGTTCGGGGAAATTCTCAATTTAGACAAATGAAAAGTAAAGATGTTCCAAAAGTTACCAGAATATTACAAAATTATTTCAAAAAATTCAAAGTTGCTCCAGTTATAAACAAAGAATGGGTAAAGCACTGGATACTTCCAATTCATTCTTATGTAAATGATGAAAATGATGACTTCATTTCATTTTATGACATTCCGTATGATCGCGTAGACGGTACCGGGACTATACGACAAGCATACACTTTTCATATTGTGGGTGACGTATACAATGACACATTTTTAATTGCTAGAAATCTTGGATATGATGTATTTAATACATTGGATGTTGGTCATGATAATGATTCTCTTGAAAAGTTAAAATTTATAAAGGGTACCGGAAGTATATATTACTACCTGTTCAATTGGCTTCCAAATTCTTCTATCTCATTAGAAGATATACAACTTAAGTTACCTTAAAAAATACAATCTTTAATGAATTATGGAAGAGATCCGTCGTAATCACAATGATGCCAAACGGGAGCTCATAAAATCGGTCACCCGAGAAGGACATCAAATACTTGACGTAGGTTGTGGCTTTGGTGGTGATCTTCAGAAATGGCATAAATGCGGTGCCAATATGAGCATGTGTGACCCGGAGCCATCAGCTCTTGATGAAGCCAGGTCGAGAGCAAAAAATATGCATATGAGGGTGAACTTTTATGAAGGTGATATTCACAACTGCCCAAATAGAAAGTTTGACATTGTGTGCTATAATTTTTCACTTCACTACATTTTTGAAACAAGGGACAAATTTTTCAGTTCAATTCGAGAAATAAAAAAAAGATTGAAACCTGGTGGAAAACTCATAGGTATCATACCAGATTCCGAAAAGATAATATTTAAGACACCTCTTAAGGATGAGATGGGTAACTTCTTTCTCATGAAGGAGCATGGAAATGGGGGGTTTGGTGAAAAGTTATTTGTAAATCTGGTGGATACACCATTCTACGCAGATGGACCAAAGTCCGAACCCGTAGCTTACAAAGATCATCTTGTGACACACCTAGAAGAATTTGGTTTTAAATTAGAACTATGGAAAGGACTTGCGGGAAATCCCATCTCGGAGTTGTATAGTAAATTTATCTTTGTATATAAGAGATGATAACATTCATTATATTACTACTCGTTAATTTATGGATCCTCTATCAGACCAAAGAACCTCAGGAACTTTTGGAAGTCAAAGAAAAGTATCGCATTCTTAGAGATCATATTTCCGAAACAAATCGTGAAAAGTTCCATATGTTAAAGAAATGTGTTCCGATCACCGGTGTCAGGAGAATGAACGGAACAGTGGGTTATAACACAAATAAAGGTGAAGAAATTGCCTTGTGTCTTGATGGTAAAGTAAATGAAATTTTTCATGTACTTATTCATGAATTGGCTCACTGCACCGTCGATGAGTACTCACACTCGGATAACTTCTGGAACAATTACATTGAACTTCGGGACATTTGTGTAAATTTGGGTATATATGAAAAGATACCAGATAAAACCAGGTTTTGTGGACAGCACATTCAGGATAAATAATCTCGTTGAATATTAAATGAAAACTCCGTTGAGTATCTTACTTATGGTCATCGTATACTGGCTTGCCATATATGGAATAAGTATTGTTCCGCATTTATTCGAAAATTACAATCTTAATCTTGTGTGGCTAACAGTTGTTGTACCGAATGTACTTCGTCTCATTGTTGGAAATATCCCAAGACTCGCAGTTGATCGTCTTTTCTTTCTTTCAACAAGTATAATTGCGTTAATTATTACCTTTGTAGTAAATACTATTTGGGGTGAAACTAAGGAAGCTATCAAAAAATATGGTAGTGACAGAAGCAAGACCCTTAAGTTGAGTGCCTTGCTCATGACAGCATTTGCGTCTGGAGCCTTGATTACCTACTATGCAGGTATTGATAATTCAATCTATAGTAATATGGGTTGGGAATCAAACAGTGCTTTTTAAGGCTTAACAATGTAATCTTTAGCAATGTAGAATACCACAGCAGCAACCAAACCGGTTGAAGCCAAGCCAATCATACTTCGAGAACCCTGTTCATTAAGGAACTTTGGAATAGAAGTGACTAGCTTGTCTTGAACTGGCTTAGATACCGCGAGAGCCGCAGCGGCGCCAGCAACAAGAGCAATCATTTGATCATCGGTGAGGTTAAATGGGTTTTTGCTTTCTGGTTTAGATTCTTGTTGTGGCATGGCATAAGCACCCTGGGGTTGTGGAGCGGTCATTTGTGGCATCATTCCTTGCATCTTAGGCTCGTCCATCATCATTGGTGGTTCCATCATGATATCATTAATTGGTGTGGAGTCCATTGTCTGTTTATTTTGACTCACATTTTTTTCAGGTTGCGAAAACGCTTCGCGGTTGTTACTGACGAAATTAGTTGTTGGGCGATCATTCAATGGAACCATTCCATCTCCATTGTCAGAAAGATTTAATGTACTTATATCGGTGGACATTTAGTATAGTCTTATGTTTTTGAAAAACATGAGTGACGCAGTCTATATTAGAGAATTGAAATTATAGATTGATAAGAATGGATGATTTTATCAATCAACCTATGATTACCTATATTGGTAATAAAAGGAAACTTGTAAAAGTCATAGAAGAAGTCATCACTAAACTCAAACCCCGGACATGTGCTGATGCATTTTCGGGTTCGGGTGTCGTGTCAAGAATGTTATTGACAAAATGCGAAAAATTACATGTCAATGATTTGGAAAAGTACTGTGAAGTTCTTTCCGACTGTTTTTTGAAAACACCTTCTTGGTTTGATCAGGATGAAATCATAAAGCATTTAACTGAAATGAATGATTGTCCTGATAAAATTGGTTTTATTACCGAAATGTATGCTTCCAATGAAAGGCAGTTTTATACTCCGGAAAATGGTAGAAGAATTGACGGAATGTTAGAATACATTGAACGTAATGTACCCGATCACTTAAAACCTTACTGTCTTGGACCACTTATTGTAAAAGCTAGTATTCATACAAACACATCTGGTGTATTTAAGGGTTTTCACAAAGGTGGTTGGGGTGGCAAAAATGGATATGCGCAAGATAGAATTACAAAAAAGATTGAAGTTGAACCTCCAATCTGGATTGAACCAAGTAAAAGTGTTGAAGTAAAACGCCAAGATGCATGCGATTTTTTGGAACAGTTACCAGAAGTCGATCTCATATATTTGGATCCTCCTTATAACCAACATCCATATGGATCAAACTATTTCATGTTAAATCTAATTTGTACCAATGAAAGACCTCATACAGTTTCTAAAGTATCAGGTATTCCTGGAAGCTGGAACAAAAGTCAGTATAATTATAAAAATAAGATCAAAGATGCTATGAAACGTACCTTGGAACTAGCAACTACTAAAGCTAAACATACATTGATATCATACAATAATGAAGGGTTTATATCATTACCCGAATGGGAAGAGCTCCTTCAGCTCTACAAATATGAAAAAATTGAAATAGACTATTCATGCTACAAGGGAAGTCGTAACAGAAAAAATAGACCTAGTAAAGTTACGGAATACTTATTTGTTATTTCGTCTTTGTAATTTTAAGGTTTGTCTTTTTAGTTGCCTTCTTGGCGTCATCTTCTTTTTGTTGAAGGTACTTAGGGTTGTACATCTGTTTGTGAAGTCTCCAGAGATCTGGACTACCAACTCTAAAGTTCTTACGAAGTGATGCCTTGTACCAAAAGACACAATCCTGTATTTTATTAGATTTAACTGTATTATCTAAGACCAAGCACTCATAGTTTTCTGTACATGCGTCCATCACTTTATTGAACATGTCAAATGTTGGAAAGATACCAAAGAATGATTTATAGAGTTTTTCTCTGTTCTGTATGATATTCTCCCTGAGAACAAACACATAATCCACATTAGCCCGTAACGCCGGTGGAAGATCCATCACATATTGCATCGTAAGCATGAAGAAGATCTTCCAGTGACGCCCATTCATAAAACACTGTCTGATACACGTATCTTTGAGAAACTTGCTGTCATACATACAATCATCTAAAAGCATGAATGCTCCACAATTTGTTTTACCTGCACCAACTAACTTACGCTGCCTGGCCATTACCCGTTCTATCGCATCTCTATCGTAGTCACCATACACAAACAAGTCTGGAACAAATTCTGAATAGAAGTGATTCCCTTCTTCTGTACCAGACAACACAATTCCGGCTGGTAGATGTTTCTTGTAGTACATAATGTCTTTCACCAGGGTTGATTTTCCTGTGTTCCGCTTAC